CCTCTTGAGAGATTTGTTTCTCACCTCTTCTGAAGAAAGTATCATAAACTTTTAATTCAGCTTCCTTAGATTGTTTTACTTCAGAACCAAGAGAGCCTCTTTTTAAATCAGCTTCTATTGAAACCATTTTCTCTTCATGATCTTCTCTAGATTTTTTTTCTTCAGAAAGATTTTTAGTTAGCTCTTGGTTCTTAGTTTCTTGTCCATCAAGAAAGTCGTTACATCTTTTAACAACACCTTGATCTGGCGTAGAAGATTCTACTTGTTTACGAAGAGCGCCTAAGGCCTCATTCATTTCTTTAAAATCAGTCATAATTTATTTATTTAATTTAATAGAATTAGTAAATTGTTTCAAAGCCTCAACAGCTTCTTTTATATCATTTTGAGTTTTTAACTCTTGTACATCAGCATCACGCTGAATTTTCTTTTCCTCAGCATCACGCTGAAGAGTAATTTCTTTTATCTTGGAAATAATAGTTTTAGCCTCTTTATTAGAGAAACCATTATCTTTTAGAATTGATTCGACATCTTTAATCTCCGTTGACTCTTCTAGAGATTTCATACTCGTTACTGTTGCTCTTGGATTCATTGCTTTAGTCACTAGAGAAACTTCAAATAATTCAACCTCTTTAAGAAGTCTAACTTCATCTTTGTAATCAGAATCTTTTACAAAATAACCAATTGACATTTCTTTAATAGATCCTATTCTCATTTGAGGTATTACACGACCTTTCACTAAATCATCGTCTTTAGGAAGTATAGCTTTAATATACAAGCCTTTCTCATCTTCAAATAGCTCGACAGATTTACCAATAGGTGAACTCATATTATGTTGCCATAAAATAGGAACTTCTTTATTGCTCTGTAAACTAGTTTTAAAAGCACCAGATAGGATTATGTCATCACCAAGATCTTTATTGCCAAAAGTTGACGCATAGCCTTCAAATGTGAAAAATTTCTCATCGTCAGAATCGCCGATTGCTTTGATCTCGAACGCTATTGTTTTAGTTTCTTTTTTCATTGCAAATAAGTTTTTTATATTTTATAATATATTTATATACATATTGTGGGCTTGAGTCAATTGTCAAAAAGTAATATTAATATTATGAATAGAGGATTTAGCGGTAGTTATGGTCTATTAAAATGGATTATAAGGAAATATCATAAAGAATTAGAATATAACGGAAGTATAATGAAATTTACTCTCCATAATCATTACACTACATCTATATGTAGTAGTAAATGGAAGCATGAGGGCGTTGGTTATCGTGTTTGGGCTATCCTTGAGAAGGATTTAATTATAGCTACCTTAATGGGAAAGGTTAAAGATGAGGATGCAAAAACATTGTTGCAACTTAAAGAAGAGTATTTACAGCAAATAAAAGATTTATGTTTATAATAAAAGAATTGAGTCTTGTATTAGATTCTAGTTCAGCATTTATTACCTCAATTGATTTTAATCAAGAAACTAATACGGCCGCATATACAATCGGTGATGTAAATCAAGAAATAACACAATCTGGATCTAAAGCTATTATACGGGAGCAATGGTTAAAATTTACAAATTTAATATATAGAGATCCTAAGAAGGTCAAAAACCTTAGTCAAACTCAAATTGTTGACAAGAAGCTTAATAGACATAAAGACGAAATATTAGATTTGATAAAAAATCATTCTTATAATGCAAGATTAATCTCATATAAGTATAATGTGCCCCAAGAATATGTTACATCATGGCTGGTAATCAATGAAATTAAATTTATTAATAAAGTTAAGACAGATTTTGTGAAGCATGGCAAGAAATTATCAGTCGATAAATTACAAGACATACATATCATGAAAAATAATCTTAGTAAGATACGTAGCATGTATAGCAACGGAATTCCTTTATCTTCTTTAGCAAACGTATTAGGAATTAAACAACATCATTTTAAAAGTTTATTTGTTAATTTTAGAATAGTAAATAATATACCTACTAGAGATAGAAATAATTTTGTTAGAACTTCATCATTGCCTGTCAACTTTCCTAATTGTGATAATAGGGATCTGGTGATAATTAACAAAAAGATGATTAATAATTTTATTGGAATTGGATCAACCAGGAAAAATATTTGTGACTGGTTAAAAATATCGCAAGCTAGTTTCTGTCAAATTCTAAAAGATAAAAATATAGGAATATTAGACATACCACGTCCTAATCAAAAGATTAAACATAATAATTAAAATATGACATGTATAGTAGGAATTAACACTGGTAAAAAGATTATTATTGCTGGTGATAGGATGGGTAGTAATGGATATACTTATGGTAAATTTCAGTCCAAGGTGTTTGAAAAAGATGGTTTTATCTTTGGGGTCTGTGGTTGTTATAGAGTTATGCAACTACTTCAATACAAGTTTATTGCACCGACGAGATTTGTAGATCAGTCTATCGAGAATTATTTCTTTACATCTTTTACGGATTCAATAATTGATCTAATAAGAAATAATAATTGTGCAGTTAAAAAGGATAATATAGATAGTATGGAGGCTGGTCTGTTAGTGGGTTATGAAGGTAGATTATTTGAGATGGGGGGTAATTTTCAGCTTCTTGAAGATAAAAGGGGATATGCAGCATGTGGGTCTGGATCTTATCACGCCTTGGCCAGTTTATATTCAACACAAGATTTAGATGTGGAGCATGAAGATAGATTGAAAAAAGCTATAGTCTGCGCCAGTGAGTTTGTTTTAAGTGTTGACAATGAAATTGATATGGTCGAGTTAAAATATAAAAAGGCTAAATAGTATCAACGCTATTCTGACTAATACATCTGCAATTAATGATATTACCCGGACTTCCATTTGGATCTCTTGGCATTAGCAAGGACTCTCCACCTACAACGAAACTTTCATTGACACTAACTTCTTGTGAATCAGCTGATGAGTGCGCTGCCCTTGTCTTATTATCTAGTATTGCAATCCAGGTTTTATTAATACGTACCAAGGCCCCAGCAGCAGTTGCAAGAGCAGCAGCCTCAGTAAGTGAAGCCTCGGTCTGCCTAGCCCAGCTTTCAGCAAGCCCAACATTTTGTGAAGCAATTAAGTCGCTGCGAGCCTGTGACTTATTAATTAGATTACGCCCAATATTTTCAGCTATAACTTCTTGTGAATTTTCTGTAGTTTCTCTTATTTGAGATTCTCTTTGTCTTATTCGTCTATTCAGTCTTGATCTTTGGGCTTCATTAGCAAAGACTAAATCTCCTCTTAATCTTGTAACTTCAGCTTCTTCTTGTGCTATTCGACTTACAAATAACACTTCTTCTTGAACAACGGCATCATTTATCTCCTTAATATTTGTTTGTCTTATGAAATTAGATTGATTCTCGCTTTGATTAGCAATAAAGAGTGTGGCAGCTAAAGCAAACTCATTATTAATTTTATTCATCTTTTCATCAAGGTTTGTATCGTCCATCTCGATAGTCTGCTTAATCTCAATATCAATAAACTGCTTCTTGTATTCAGCATCGAAGAAAATATTATATTTCCTTTCAAGGCTTGATCTCATCCTAAAACCAAATTTCTTAATAACTCTACGATAGACATCCCGTATTTCTTTAGTAAAATCATATTGTAATTAGTTGCCAACTCCTGAGAATTAATAAAGCCTGTGGTGCGATATAAAGCATAAGCATCATCACTCATATTTCTAAAGATACGCTTGAATTTTGGAGACAAGATAGCTTCAAGAACTAGCTTTTCTTCATCAATCTTAGTTGCACTTTCTCTTTTACTAGTTATACTGGCCATTTTTAAAATAGGTCTTTGCTTTATGTTCTATTTCCTCTTGATTATATTTAGGGGAATTGTCTGGGTTCTTAAAGGTTGACATTAATCTAATATACTCCTTAACTTCTATTGATTTTCCATCTGAAGCGTCTCTATTGCTATTAATATTTTGATCTTCACCAACTGGCACTAGATTTACAGGTTGATAAAATATATTTCCACCCTGCTCTGCACCATAACCAATTAAGGCCCGACCCTCATTCCTTGTTAAAAGACCACTGGAGTAAATATCTTTAGTGTTAGAGAACTTTCTATCTTCTAAGACCTGAATCGTAGTCTCGTCATAAGTTAATTTTAAATCTTTTTTATTTTTAACTCGCCTATCATTATACATAGGAAATAATTTATCACCTAGGAAACTAAAGAAGTCATTAACAAGTGGTAAGACTGCGCCATCATAAAGCATATATTTACCCTCATTAACATTTGATAGAGTCATTTGATCTGGACTTATGAGAGGCAATGGAACACCAGCAGCATTATAGCAGGCTTGTTCTGTGGACTTCTTAAGATTTAAAAAATCCATATCCTTTACAGATTGTGAAAGTTGAATCCAATCGAAGTTTCCTGGTAATAAGGCAGCCGCTCCAGCGTTGCTAGCCCCTTTGAATTTATTTTGAAGTTCTGCACCTATGTTATTTATTATATCATCTGACAAATCTTCTTTAGATCCTTTATAAGTTAATAATCCACTTGGTCTTGCTTGATTTTTAAGCATTGCATTATTATGAATACTAGCAAGAGTGTATTGACTAATTTCTAATTGACAACCTGCGAAATATGAAACTCCTGTAAAGTTACTACCAGAAAAGTCAGGGTTAAAATTACGCCAATGCAACAACTCATTATCATTCTTATTGTTAATATATCTGTTGCCGTCTCTTTTAAATATCGTACTTTCACCATTAACACCTACATAACTATATTCAGAAGGATATCCATCCCTTGAATCCGATAATATTGTTATATTCTTAGGATTCAATATGTTTAATTCTATTGGCCTTCCACCCGATATATTAGTTTTTGTGACTTCTAAATAATTATTACCAGTCAACATAGCATAAGAACACCATTGTTTGGCAAACAAAGTCCAGTTTGTGTGTGGGTTTGGATTTTTAAGAAGTTTGAGTAGGGCGTGGTTTATAAATTTATCATCTTCAACATCTTTAACATAAGGGGCGATACTAGAGGCGGGGTCTACTACTTTCTTTGTTGCAATAAATACAGGTGCATTCTCAAAGTAACTTCTAAACATCCTTTCAGCCGTCATTGTGCTATCATAGGACGTATCTAATCCAGCTAAGAATGACCTACTCATAATAGAGTGGTTTTTTGCCCCTGATTCTGATGCGTTAAATAGTTTATTAAACATCTTTATCTATAAAATAACTTAAGGTTAATGCAAGAATAAAGCTAGTTGCGATTTTTAATACATCTAGCAAGTTATCTGCAAATAAGATGGAATGTAGGCAATATAAACTCACGCAAAGCAAGTTTATATTAATAACCACATATATAAAATTAGTAATGCTTTTAATCTTAATCGATTTTAATTTCTTCATCATAAAATTTCAATTTTAAATCCTTATTTTAGTTATTAATCAAATATGTGTCAATTGTCAAAAAGTAATAATTTTAAATGCTGCTTGCGGTTTATTAGCCCAATTTAAAAATTGTGTTAGTGTGTCAACTTGGTCATCATGTCTTTTTCCGTCTCCAGTAAATGTTAAAAGTTCATCAAGAAAGTCGTCAAGCCATGGCGCATCTTTTGGTAAGAACACTCGACCTTGATTCATAATTTCTGATGGTACTGCCGCACGCTCTGCTTTATCTTGAGTTCCTGTTTGTATTGCTTTAATATTCTTAAATCCCTCTGCCTTTAAATCTGGAATCAATGATTCACCAGCTGATTTATCTTCAATTAAACTTCTGTTAGGTTTGTAAAGTGAGGCTATATTTTTATATTTTGCCTTTAGTGCGGGATATAAAACTTTATCTCTCCAAACATGAATTAAATAAAAATCTTTAACACCTACATTGTTTTTCTTTTCCCCCCATATCGAGCAGACAGAATAATCATTAACTTGCTTAACCTTAACCGCCGTGTCCCATGAATCAGTTATACTATCCATTTGTGGCAACGTATCGTACCAAGCTAACGACTTTTTATTAAATATCGCTGATCCATCTTCTTTGATTGGATCTTGTTGGTATTGTGCATAAAACTTAAAAGGATTGCTATCTCTAATCTTCTTAAGCTCTATAGTAGGATAGCGAGATTCCCAGAATGAAGTCCCATCATCATTTAATGCTTTTATCTTAACAATCTCCCAGTCGTCTGGCTCATTTGCCTCAATCCAACTAATAAAGTCATCAAGATTAAACTTCTGCATAACAGCAATCGTTGGAGTTCTAGGTGTCCTTCTTCTGGTGGCTATCTTTTCATCGTAGTTTGTATTTACCTCTTCTAATGCTAGAGGGCGGCGTATTTTACCAGCATCAATAACATCATCAAGTACAGCCGCACCAGAATACCCTTTGACGTTTGGATTTCCACTATCTGCCCCAGTAATACCAGAACCAATTGCGCAAGCTAAAAGTCCGGTCTTATTTATTGCACCCTGAAAAGACCAATTTGTCTTGGACCCTTCATCAGGTTTTAACTTTAACTTAAATAGTGATTGTAAGAACTTATGCGCAAACATATCCTTAACCTCTCTAGATAGTTTGACAATATTGGTTGCACTGTGAGAGGCATAAACATAAGCGTTATTCATAGATCTGGCAAAGCTCCAGGCAATGAAATATTGTATTAGTAATGTCTTACCCGCACCAACTGGCATACACACGGCCAAATTTCTTTTAATATTCTTTTGTTCGACTATCGCCTGGAGCTTCTTTATTACGATAAAATGAAAGTCTTGAAACTGAAAGTTAGCACCGTTAATAGCAAAATGAGTATATGCAATGAATGTAGCGAGGTCCGAAGCAAGAATAAGCGAGTGCATCGGGCTAGGGTTTTCGATCATCTCATTAATCTGCTCTGTGGTAATGATTAGGTTTTTCATTTACTTATCTCAATTTTTACTCATTGATTAGTATATTCAAGAAGAATCCTATATTAAAGCAATTAACTGATAATAGCAACCAGTAATAATAATCTGAAATAGTATTACCGTGCTTTGTGAGGTTTATTGAAGAAATTAATCCACTATAAACATTAAGCGATATTATCATTATGTATAATATTGCCATATCTTATATTTAATTTAGGGAATTATATACTTAACTGGCCAAAACATATATTGTATAATGTTATTTAATAATTAATTTGATTAAATCCATTAAATCCTTGTTTAGTAGCATCTTAGATATACTATTAATTAACTCAATGGTTAGAAATAATAGCGAAGACAGAAATAGGCATAAATTAGCAACCTCCAATATATGAGGAATTTTAATACCCATTCCATGTAACATAAATATTATTAAAAGGGACTCAACGCAATATTTGTAAATGTTAAATTCTTTTATTATACATACTAATTTGATCCAGTTCATATTTTTATTATTTAAGTTATGGTTTTTAGTTTGTCTCCACCGTAGGAGTGAAGGCATAATTAAGTCAATGTTTAAAGGGTTGTAGTTTTTTTATTAAATTCCTCTTATTTCTCCCCTAAGATCTGGAATATGGATAATTGGCTCTATTGGTTTTGGCGGATTTGACTCATTCTTACTTAGTAAATAGCTCTTGATGTGTTTATAGTCTTTTTCCATTAATTCTAAGTTATCATGAGTATAAGAAGCCCCATGCTCATAGCCACCCCCAATATATATAATATGGTCAGTATCTATATCAAAATCATTTACTTTCTTTGATCCTTTTAATTTATAAATATGTAAAATTATATCTAAATCAATTACAGATTCATGTTTGTCGCTTAATTCGTAGTATTTCATAATGTTATGTATTTAATTTTTACAGGTATTCTTACTTCTTGTATTACGCCAGGAAAATTACCTGCAGGTAATTCCACCATTCCAGAAGTGCTAACAAGATGTATATTTCCAATGGTATAATGAATGTCCCTTAACAAGTTTTCTATATTTATTTTCCACTCTTTGCAAACAAGATCTTTATTGGCAAGATCAATCAAACTTATCTGTAAAAGCTCTATAGTAAAAGCTAGAGTTCCATCATGAGCTGATCTTCTTACTATCTCATGAACCTCGCAACCTTCGGAATCCCTTCCTTTCTGTAGATTGCTATCAAATGTTACGTGAGGAATTTTCCATCCATAGCCTTCCATTATTTCAATAGGATTAAGTATTTCTTCATTGGTATTTGTCATGTATTAGTTATTTTCAATTATTTCATCTACCACAATCACCCTATTCTCACGTTCTTCATTAATCATAGCAGATACTTCGTCTAAGTCAATAATAGAAAGGCTTTTTATACCATGCCTAATGCCGAGTAATATGCTATTACCAGAAAATGCAGGGCTCTTACCAATGCCGTCAGCCCATTCATGTTTTACCGATTCGTTACCTTGAGCCTTGCCATGTTCATGGTTAATCAGATTCTCAATAACTGTTGCCTTAGTTAATGCTGAGGTTTTAGGATTATCAAGAATTTCCATTAGTATTAACATGTCCGCTCCACCAGTGCCAAGAAGTTCGATCTTATCTTTTAGAATCTGTACCTCAGGGTTTTCGTCAGAATTAGGCTCTTTAATTAGCTTCTTTAGGTTTGTCTTTAGGTTTTTATCTTTAATTTTTGCATACACTTCCCACGTCGCTGCGATGCGTAATTTAAGGTCTCTTTTCTTTGCCCTAGACACCCCAGAAGCCTTGCCTCCATTGCTACTAATTATTCTTGCTTCTTCTTTGGTTCGCTGAGTTACTGGAATCAAGTCTTTATGCGCCATATTGCTTTTAATTTATGTTAATGATGTTAACAAGGTTATTATTTATTATTAATTGTTAATACCATTTATATTTATAAATTTCATCTACAACGTTAACCACCATTTCAGCAGCTGACTTAAATTCACCATCCTCAATAT